GGCGTTTAGACGACAGGTGATTGCAGAAATGCCACATTTGCCAGTCCTCTTGGAAGAGCAGGTTGTTTCCTGCTACACGGGTGCCAAACGTGCCCTGTATGAGCGCGCGCGAGTAAGTCTCGCCCGCAGGCCGCTTCACGCTAAAGACGCAGAGCTAACTTCATTCGTCAAGTTCGAGAAACAGGATGTGCGAAAGGCGCCACGGGTTATCAATCCCCGTAGTGTCCGCTACAACCTCACACTCGGTAAGTACCTTAAACATGCCGAGAAAGCCTACTATCGTGCCATCAACGCGGTGTATGGTGCACACACGCCAGCTACGGTGATCAAGGGATTCAATTCCTCCGCTTCCGCGCGCATCTTGCGTCAGAAGTGGGATCGTTTCCCGAACGCTGTTGCAGTCGGACTAGACGCATCCAAGTTCGACATGCACGTGTCTGTACCCGCCCTCCGATATGAACACTCGTTCTATCGCTCGCTATTTCCGGATTCTAGCGAGCTCGACGGACTCCTCACCCAGCAGGAGGCCAACCGAGGCAGGGCGTATGCACCTGATGGACATGTAACCTTTGCTATGAATGGCACCCGTTCGTCGGGTGACCTCAACACGTCTCTGGGCAATTGCCTTTTGATGTGTGCGTTGGTGTGGGCTTTCGCTGCTGAGCGCAGCGTCCCGTTGGAGTTAGCCAACAATGGGGACGACTGCGTGGTATTCCTGGATCAACGTGATCTTGCCCGATTCTCAGAAGGGCTTGACGCGTGGTTTCGGGCTAAGGGTTTCGCCATGACGGTGGAGGCCCCCGCTTACCGGTTTGAAGAGTTGGAGTTTTGCCAGACCCACCCAGTCGTCACCTCGAACGGCTGGCTCATGGTGCGTAACCATGAGGCTGTGACCACTAAGGACCCAATGTGTTTAGTGCCCATCTCCAACGACAAATCCTACGCCAAGTGGCTGTACGCTGTCGGAGAGTGTGGGTACAACGCAACAGCGGGCGTCCCCGTGCAACAAGCCCTGTATGGGGCCTTCTTGCGCAACGGCGACGCCTGCTCCCAGGGGTTCAAGGATACAGTGTTTCGGTGCTCCGGGTGGCAAACCCGGGCAAATGGTCTTGTGAACAACGGAACAACAGTCACTGATGCGGCGCGCGCATCATACTACGCCGCTTTCGGGGTTACGCCCGACGTACAAGTGCTACTGGAAAAGTATTACGACACAGCAGAGTTCGCGCCTCTTGCATGTGGCGTGGTGGAACGCGATGACTATCGACTCGAATCCGGGTTAAGTTTGTTGCTTTACCGATCCACCACAAAGTAAGAAACCAAAATGGCACGTAGCAAGTCCAAAGCTACCAGCGGCATGCGCCGCAAGACTAAGCCGAGTTCTCGTATAACGATGACCACCCAGAATTACGGAATCCCCTCGCGGTTTCCCTCTTGTCCTGGTGACATTGTGAATGCAACATTCAAAGCTAGCTTCGCCTTGACAACTGCAGTCGGAGACACATCCGTGGCTCAACTGATTGTATTTGGGAAGGGGACATCCACAGCCACCTACACCTTCGCTGATGATTTATTCTCTGGGTTCAACGCAATGTGCACTGCATATTCGCGGTTCTTGGTTAAGAAGATCACCATCGTTGCTCGGTCGTGTAACACCACGACCAATGGTGGTTTCGTGGCGGTCAATTATGAACCGACCAACTCAACGGTGGCGAACCCACCCGCGTCGTTGGCCGACGTGTCAAACGCAGTTCATTACACCTCAGCGTCCGCTGGTTCACCTGGAACCATCGTGGTTCGCCCAACGGATTATTATAACGATTGGCGATACACGGCAGCGGGCACTGATGCCTCTTCAAATTCACTCTCTCAGATGGGGGTGTCCCAAGTCATCGCGTTTGGTCCAGAGCAAACTCTGTTGACCGTGCTAGACTACGAAATTGAGTGTTGCTTCACCGGCTACCGCGCTTAGTCCCGACAACTGCCTCAGTGGTTAGGACAAACTACAGTGGATGGAGATATTCTCACGACATTATAATCATAAACACCACAGCCACGTGGCTATACGGACGAGGAGCGTACGGGGGGACCCGTGCTGAACCGGAAACACGTGACATGCATATTGCCCATGTGGGGGCAGTCGTACAACATCCACTCCTGGCTCGTTAGAGCACTGTCTCCGTCGGGGGGGACTGTAACACACGAAGGTAAAATCTGGGCAACCAGTGGGCACCAATATTCGTGACCCCGACGATCACTCACAGAAATTCAGC